CAGACGCACTGGACGCCAAGATTAAAACAGTAGACTGGCTCAAAGAGCTGGGCGCTGTAGACACCGATACCATAACAAATGAGTTAGAAACACAAGCTGCGAGAACATCTTTTGCCAATATTGTTTCTGCCTCTCCTTCCGAAATCACACACCAGTCTCTAGCACAAGTCAAAACTCCAGCCGCTGTCCAGCATCTTGTGGGAATGCTGACAGCCTATGACTGGGAATTTGTACAGCAGGCTAAAGAACTTAGAGGCTATGCCGTAGCTAAAATTCTTGAAGAAGTTGAAAACCCCAGCGCCAATATCCGTCTCAAAGCTTTGGCTTTGTTGGGCAAAGTAACTGAAATTGGGTTGTTCACTGAAAAGATTGAAGTCAAGAAAGCCGAGTTGAGTGACGATGAGCTAGACCAGCGCATCAAAGACAAGCTCAATAAGTTCATGGACGTGGTGGATGTACTGTCAAACAATGACGATATAACTGATTTGGAAACCAATGGATCTATCCAAGCTCACGAGTCTGACGCCGCTTGAGGCCAAGCTCATCCAACAAAATCTGCCTAGGATGTCCAAGGCGGAGAAGCTAGAGCTCTTTGAAGATTTAGACAGAAAAGAAAAGCGCGCCAGTCTACTGGCCGCACAGACTAATATCCTTGGGTTTGCCAAGGCAGTGTATCCAGGATTCAAGACAGGCCCCCACCACAGGAAGCTGGCCAAGATATTTGAAGAGGTGATCGCAGGCAACAAGAAGCGTGTGATCATTAATATTGCACCGCGTCATGGCAAGTCTGAGTTCTCGTCTTATTTATTCCCTGCCTACTTCCTAGGCAAGTTCCCTGACAAGAAGATCATCATGGGCACGCACACTGCGGGTCTGTCGGAAGACTTTGGACGACGTGTACGAAATTTAATTGAATCAGAGGAATACCATGAAATTTTCCCTAGCACACAAGTGGCGGAGGATCAGAAGGCGGCTGGTAAATGGTCTACATCGCTGGGAGGTCAGTATTATGCAGCCGGTGTCGGCGGCGCTCTTGCTGGCCGCGGAGCTGATCTTTTTGTTATTGATGATCCTCATAGCGAACAGGATGTAAAGACCAACAGCCGACTGGCATTTGATACCGCATGGTCTTGGTTTCAAACAGGCCCCTTGCAACGTCTGATGCCAGGTGGGGCGATCATTGTGATCATGACGCGCTGGTCTCTCCTAGACTTGACGGGCAAACTCATTGATTATCAAGTACGCAATCCTGAAGCCATGCCTTGGGAGATTGTGGAACTGCCTCCCATATTAAATGAAGGCACAGAAGATGAGAAATCCCTATGGCCAGAGCAGTGGCCGCTTGACTCCCTCAAAAAGATCAAAGCCTCTCTTGACCCACGGTACTGGAACGCCCAGTACATGCAACAACCCACCTCGGACACCAGCGCGATTATTTCTCGCAAACACTGGCGCATCTGGGACAGAGACGATCCGCCCACCTGTGACTATGTGATCCAGTCTTGGGATACGGCCTTTGAGACTAAAAATAATTCCGACTACTCTGCATGTACAACATGGGGTGTGTTCTACAATGAAGAAGAAAATGACAAGGCGCAGATCATCTTGTTGGACGCTTTCAAAGACCGCATGGCATTTCCAGAACTCAAAGCCATAGCACTTAAACACTATAAAGAATGGCAACCCGATGCGTTCATTGTGGAAAAAAAGGCTGCAGGAGCTCCACTCATCCAGGAATTCAGAGCAATGGGAATACCTGTCCAAGAGACCAATCCGAGCCGCGGCAATGATAAGATGGTCAGGCTTAACGCTGTGTCTGATCTCTTTGCCAGTGGCATGGTCTGGGCGCCAGACACAAGATGGGCGCGAGAAGTAATTGAAGAGGTGGCGGCTTTCCCCGTTGGCGAGAATGATGACTATGTGGATACTACGTCACAAGCCTTGATGCGCTATAGGCAAGGCGGGTTTATTTCGCTAGACTCGGATGAGCGAGACGAGCCGATGTATCGTCGCCGTCGCACAGCAGCTTATTATTAAGGATCATCATGGCAACAAGCAGTTTTGACAAATCGTTATATCAAGCACCAGCAGGGCTCGATGCCCTGGGCGCTGGTGAAGAACCCTTGGAGATAGAGATCGTAGACCCAGAAGAAGTGCATATTAAGTCTGGGGACATGGAGATTGACATGGAGCCCAAGGACTCCACCCAAGGCGAAGAAGAGTTTGACGATAACTTGGCCGAGTACCTCAACGCTTCAAAACTGCAGACGGTTGCAGGCGACCTTGAGTATGACATTGACCAAGACAGGGCATCACGCAAAGACTGGGAGAAAGCCTACACAGAAGGCTTAAAACTTTTGGGTCTGCACATGGAAGAGCGCACCGAGCCTTGGGACGGTGCTTGTGGAGTATTCCACCCCATGATCACAGAAGCGGTTGTACGCTTCCAAGCCGAGATGATCACCGAGACATTCCCAGCCCAAGGGCCCGTGCTCAGTAAGATCATCGGTAAAGAAACCCCTGAAACACGCGAGATTGCCACCAACGTCCAAGACGACATGAACCATGAGTTGACGGATGTGATGCAAGAGTACAGACCCGAGCATGAGCGCATGTTGTGGTCACTCCCAGCCACAGGGTCAGCGTTCAAGAAAGTCTATTACGATCCCAACTTGGGTCGTCAAGTCTCGATGTTCGTGCCAGCCGAGGATATCATCCTGCCCTATGGGGCTACGGACATGGACACATGCCACCGCATTACCCATGTGATGCGCAAGACCAAGAACGATATTTTAAAACTGCAAGCCGCTGGGTTTTATTTAGATGTTGAGTTGCCTGATCCCCCACGCCACAGAGACGACATCAAGCAAGCCAAAGATCACGAGACGGGGTTCAGTGACCTGAACGATGACCGTTATACCTTATATGAGTGCCACGTTGACTTGGACTTGGATGGCTTCCAAGACGTTGATGAAGACGGAACCGAGACAGGCATTGCGCATCCTTATGTTGTGACTCTGATTCGAGGCACAAACACCATTCTCTCAATCAGACGCAATTGGAAGGAAGGCGATGCACTCAAACTCAAAAGGCAACATTTTGTACACTACCAGTACATTCCCGGTTTCGGCGCTTATGGTTTCGGACTCTTTCACCTTATCGGAGGATTTGCTAAATCTGCTACCAGTATTATGCGACAACTGGTCGATGCAGGTACCCTCTCAAATCTACCCGGTGGACTCAAATCTCGTGGACTTCGCATTAAGGGCGATGATACGCCAATCGCGCCAGGAGAGTTCCGAGACGTAGACGTAGCCTCTGGCAACATCAGAGACTCGATCTTACCCTTACCTTACAAAGAACCCAGCAACGTCTTGTTCAATTTGCTTGGACAAATCGTTGATGAAGGACGAAGGTTTGCCGCAACAGCCGACATGCAAGTGTCAGACATGAACTCGCAAGCCCCAGTCGGCACCACTTTAGCTCTCCTTGAAAGGCAACTCAAAGTACTTACCGCCGTACAAGCGCGGGTTCATTTTGCACTCAAGCAAGAGCTAAAACTTTTGAAAGACTTGATCCGTGACTATACGGAGCCAGACTACAAGTACGATCCAGAGTACGGCGGCCGCAAGTCTAAGAAAGAAGACTATGACAAGGTGGACATCATCCCCGTGTCAGATCCCAATGCCGCAACACTATCGCAACGCGTAGTACAGTACCAAGCGGTGATGCAGATGGCGCAGATGGCGCCTCAAATCTATGACTTGCCGCAGTTGCACAGGTCAATGCTCGATGTCTTAGGGATTAAGAACGCTGAGAAGCTGGTGCCCCTGCCTGATGACCAAAAGCCTGTCGATCCAGTGTCTGAGAACCAAGCCGTGCTTAAGGGTAAACCCTTAAAAGCATTTGAGTACCAAGATCACCAAGCACACATGGCTGTCCACAACTCCATGATCAATGATCCCATGATCATGGCCATGATCGGTCAGAACCCACAGATGCAAGCCATCATGGGCGCATTACAGGCACATATTGCAGAGCACGTTGGGTTTATGTACAGAAACCTTGTGTCTCAACAGTTGGGTATGGCTCTGCCCCCAGAGGATGAGAAATTGCCACCCGAAGCAGAAAAAGCCTTGTCTACCATCATGGCACAAGCCGCCAATCAAGTCATGCAACAAGGTCAAGCCGCCGCGGCACAACAGCAAGCCGCACAACAAGCGCAAGACCCCCTTGTCCAAATGCAACAAGCTCAGTTGCAGTTGCAACAGCAAGAGGTGCAGATCAAAGCACAGAAAGCCCAGACAGAAGCACAGATTGCCCAAGGCAAGCTACAACTCGATACCTACAAAGCAGGCATCGACATGGCCAAGCACAAAGCTCAGATTGAGACGCAAGAAAAGCAAGCCAGTCTTAACACGCTTGTGGATATTGCTAAACACAAACAGCAAACTACTTCTGCGGAAAGACAGACGGCGGCGCAGTTGGACTTGCAAAAGCGTCAAGCAGCATTGCAACATATCCAGCAATTCAAACGGGATGAGAAACCGCCAAAGGAACCTAAAGCATGATCGACCAATTCGCACGCGTATTGCGCGACAAATTACGCCACGACATGAACAACTACGCCGATGACTTGGCGGGTGGTGTCTGTCGCAACTTTGAAGAATATCAAAAACTCTGCGGGCTTATTTCGGGTCTGGCCATTGCAGAGCGTTATCTCCTAGACCTGCTAAAAGAAAGTGAAGAAGACGATGAGTGATTTGATTTTGCCCCCCGGCGTTGACATGCCGCCACCAATCCAACCCGTGGAAACCCCACCCGAGGATGCAACGGCCG